CACGATTTCGCTGCCGGGCACGCAAGCCGAAGTGTTCGACAACATCGGCGGCACTGGCGCGGCGCTGTGGACGAACATCGTCAACGCGATCAACAACGGCCAATCGAACGTGCGCGGCCCGTCGCAGATCGTCGTCGCGACCGCTGGCCCGGCAACCGCCGCGCCGAACATCACGACGCCGAACACGTTCGCGAGCGGCACGGACGGCACGACGACGCTTACCGATGCACTGCTCGTCGGCGTCGATGGCAACGCCGGCACGCGCAAAGGCATGTATTGCCTGCGCGGAACGGGCGCGCAAGTCGGCGTCCTGGTGGATCACTCGGACCTCACCGCAGCATCGACGGTGCTCGCGTTCGGTTTGTCCGAAGGCATCTATTTCGGCATGCAGGGCGCACCGAGCGCGGCATACACGACCGTCTCGACCGCGCTCAACACGGCGGGCGCCGATGGCTACGGCCTGAAAGTGTTCGTCGGCGATTGGGTCACGTATTTCGACAGCACGAACCAGCAAAACCGCCTGCTCGCTCCAGCGACGTTTTGGGCTGGCAAGCAAGCGGCGCTCTCGCCCGAGCAATCGAGCCTGAACAAACCGCTCTACGGCATCGTCAGCACGCAGCGTGTCGCGCAAAACCTGCCCTACACGAGCGCGGAAATCGGCGCGATCAATCAGGCGCGTCTCGACGTGATCAGCAACCCGTCGCCGGGCGGCAATTTCTACGCGGCGCAGACGGGCGGCAACGCATCGAGCACGGCGGGTCAGGACGGTGACAACTACACCCGCATGACCAACTACCTCGCGCTGACCCTCGCGGCGGCGTTCGGCAAGGTCATCGGCCAGAATCAAACGGTCGACCTTCGCAACGATGTCAAATCGGCGATGCAAGCGTTCTTGTCGAACCTGTGGCGCCTCAACATGATCGGCGACGTCAACAACCCGACGCAAGCGCCGTTCACGGTTCAGATCGACAAGGCGAATAACCCCGACTCCGCAGTTGCCGCGGGCTACATGCAAGCCGACGTCAAGGTGAAATACCTGTCCGTCGTGCTGTATTTCGTGATCAACCTGCAAGGCGGTCAGACGGTTCAAATCCAGTCGAGCGTTCAGTAAAACCACGGCCCGCCCTCGCGCGGGCTTTTTCATGAGGTTCAAATATGCCGCTCAACGGCTTTACGGTTGGCCGCGACCTGTCGGTGAATATCCAGACGCCGAACGGCGCGCTGCCGCTTACGGGACTCACCAAGTTCACCGCCAAACCCGACACGACCGATGTAAAGGTCAAATTGGTCAACGGTCGCACGCAACACCTGATTTTCCCGGATGGTTGGTCCGGTTCGTTTGAAGTCGAGCGCGTTGATTCTACGCTTGATGACTTTTTCGCGAATCAGGAGGCGAACTATTACGCAGGCTTCGACCTGAATAGCTCGACCATCACTGAAACCATCACCGAGACGAGCGGCGTCGTGTCGCAATACCAGTTCGTCGGCGTGATTTTCAAACTCGACGACGCGGGCGACTTCGCCGGCGACGCGACCGTGAAACAAAAACTCTCGTTCGTCGCCGAGCAACGCATCAAACTCTAAGCACAAGGAACAATAAATGACGACAGTGAACGTCCGAAAGAAATCGGCGCCCGTAGCCGACACGCCTTCGAAAGAACTCGTGAAGAAAGCCGCTGAAGCGGTGACGATCGAAACGCCGAACGGCCTGACGGTGACGCTGAAGAAACCGGGCGTTCTGTCGCAGTTCCGGCTCGTCAAGATTCTCGGCGAAGCGGCGAAAAATCAGGTCTATGTGTCGATGGTGATTCCGATCACCTTCGTTGCATCGATCGACGGAAAGCCGGTCAATTACCCGAACACAGAGCGCGAAATCGAGGCAACGATTCAACGTCTCGACGAGGAAGGCGTAACCGCCGTGATGAATGCCGTCATGGAGCATTTCGGCGGCGAATCGCCGGAAGAGCAGAAGGAAGAAGTAAAAAACTAGCGCGCTCTGTGGCGGTTCGCGAGTCGCTTTGGCTTGTGCGAAACAATATGCCGTTCGATGTCGCGTTTTCACTAGACGACGCGACACGAGCGGCATTTTGCATTGTTTTCTCGGAGTTCGAGGGCAATGAATTCGACTACAACCGAATGGAATTCAAGGAGCGCAAATAATGCTTGAGTTTGCCAGTCTCGGAGCGTTTCAGAATCACGTCACGCAGACGGTGATTCCCGCGGTGCATTCGCATCTCGGGCGCGGACTCGAAGCTGCCGCAGGGCTTATTCAAAACACCGCGCGAGCGAAACTCGGCCACTACCAGCCGAGCGTCGAGCATTTCCCGGCGTGGCCGGAACTCGCCGATTTCACGAAGCAGGATCGCGTCGCCAAGGGATTCACAGAAAATGACCCGCTGCTGCGCACTGGTGAACTGCGCGACTCAATCGGGCATGCGGTTCGCGGCTTCGAGGCAGTGATCGGCTCGACGTCCGACGTTGCGGTGTATCAGGAACTCGGGACGGACAGAATCCCTCCGCGCCCCTTCCTCGGGCCGGCTGTCGTAGAGAACGAGGAAGCGTTGCGCGCGCTTTGGCATGACGTATTGCTGCGCGGTTTTCTCGGCCGCGGCGCAGCGTCGACGACGCAGATGACGGGAGCGCGCCTCAGAGACGGCGATTAAACCGCAGCGGCGACCATCGCGACGACGCAGAACAAAAAGACGCAGCAGACGAGCGCGACGATCGATAGAACGATCACCTTTAGCGAGCGCATCCACAGGCGAAAGAAGCGATCGAACCCGCTTTCGCGCTCGACGGCGAACACGCGGCGCTGGCGCGGGTACTGAACGCCGCTGAAATTTGACGCTGCCCAATCGTGAAGTTTGAATCCTAGTCGACTTCTCATTTGTTTTAACTCCGAAGGGAGGTCATATTGTTTGAAGCGTTTCGGATTGGGGTCCGAGTATCCCTGCTGAATGGAGTATCGCACGGCCTATTACAGATGGCAAACCAATTCGGCCATGCAGAGCATGCAGCCGAGCGTTTGCGTCGAGCCATTCAGCGAATGAGCGTCAGCACTCGAATGATGTTCGGTGGCGCACTAACGGCCGGTTTAGGCGTCGGCCTGGCAACGGCGTTCAAAAGCCCGCTGCAAGAGGCGAATAAGTTCGCCAAGCTGCAAAACGACATTCTGACCAACGGCGCGAAACTAGCGCAGTTGAAAGGAATTACAGATTGGGCGAATAACGACAAGTCGATTCGCAATCTGTCGGTGAACGAGAAAATGGGCGTCGCCGTTGAGGCATTCGCGCTGACCCGCGATGCAGGGCGAGACGACGTGCATCACACGCTGCGCCTCGCGCCGATCCTGGCGAAGATGGAGGCGATCGACAAGGCGAGCGGCAAGCATACGTCGGACGCCGAGCGGCAAAGTTTCGTCAAGGCGCTCGAGTTGAGCGGCGGGTTCAATAACGGCGTAGACACTGAAGCGCGCGCCGACCTGCTCTATAAGCTGATGGCGTCGGGTAACGGCACGCTGCGCGCGGGCACGCTGCGCGCGATCTTTGCTGGCGACCCGGCCGACTTGCAGAAGGTGTCGAACGGCTTCCTCGCGCGCGCCGAGCCGATCATGCAGCAGATGGGACCGGGCTTCGCTGTCGCGCTGCGCACGCTCCAAAACCGCATGCTTGCACACGTCGGGTTCAATGGTCCGACAGGCGGCTATCAGCTTGAAAAGCTGAAGAAATGGGGTGTCATGGATAAGGGCGGCCATGTCATCGACTCGCCGACGCTTATCCACGACACGGACAAGTGGGTCCAAACGCACATGCCTGAGTTTTACAAGGCGGCGGGTGCGAACGATGACGCTAGCCGGCGAATGGTCGATCAAATCATCGGCAGTTCGACGGGCGCAAAACTGATCGGCAACTTCCAGCGCGAAAGCTCGCTCATGGAGGCGTCCGAAAAGGCGGTCGGCAAGCAAAAGGGCATCGACGAATCGCTCAAAACGAAGGGTTCGCCGCTCGATCAGCAAATGACGGTCCTCAGTGCGAAGTGGCACGACCTGATGCTGCGCATCGGGATTGCGGTGCTGCCGATGGCGATCAAGGGCTTGTCGAAACTGGCCGGCATCATGGAGTCGGTCGCGGGCTTCGCGAAAGAGCATCCCGGACTCGTGAAGGTGGTCGCGGTGTCGGCGGCGATATTTGCTGCGTTCCTGGTTGTCGGCGGCGTTATCGCGCTGGTTGTCGGAACTGTGACGACGCTCGCGGGCGCGCTTGGTTTGGGCGGCGGCCTCGCATGGGTGATTGGTGGACTCGCTGTAGCTATTCCGATCGTTACCGGCCTACTCGTCGGCCTTTGGGATGGCATCAGAGACATGTGGAAGCATCGCCCGACCTGGCTCGGTGGAGATGGCGCGGTCAATGAGCCGCCAAAGCCCGGAGTCAATGGCGCAACGCAGGCGGATTACAGCTATTACGCCGCGCTGAATGGCGTATCGACGAACGTTAAAACCGCCGCGCAGGCAGGCGCAGGCGGCAAATCCGGCGACGTCTATCTCGATGGCAAAAAGGTCGGCGCGGTGCTCGATAAGCATCTCGCCAAGGGGGCCGGCAGTCTGGCGAGTTCAAACACGTTCGATTTCTCAATGGGTCAGGTGCCCGCGGGGATGGCTTACTGATGGCGACCATTCTCACCCT